CTCTGCGTTCCTCTCCAGCCGGACACGCGCTCCCTTTCTAGGGAGAGCGGCGTGGCCTATTACTCATCGCCAGACGTATGCTAGCTTGCTAGCATTGCGCTTGGTGTACTCACGGACAGAGAAAGGTTCTCTAGTATAACTAGAATAGAACCCTGAACTCTGAGCATGACGTTCATTGCAGAAGTCTAACGGGAAGTCATTGCCAGCTTCGGAAAAATACCGAAGTAGCATAGACCAACCCGAGAGAGATTTCCGCACTGGTCTACTAACAACATCGCGAACGCGGTAGAAGAATCTGTGAAGATTCTTACACCATCGTCGGCGTGGTGCTGGTTGATCAGCGTTATGCCAATCAACAGGTAAGCTTGGACATGAAAGATTCATGTCCTTGCTAGGGATATATCCGAATAAATCGGATAACCGATCCACAATAGTGTGGTACGTGTTGAAATAAGATCGATCCCAAAAGGAATTCGCGTAAGCGATCCAACTGGAATAGATCTCCGGGCGGGGTGAGTTATCCCACACGGTCCGAAAACGGACCGGTGTGACACAGACGCCTCTGAAGGCGTCCATACCACAGGATTCTCGAAAGAATCCAGAGACACAACTCTTATCGCGATTCACCTTAAGGTGAAATGCTTCGAGTTGCGCAATCGCGCTCTCGGCAAAATGCCGGGGGACGATTACATCATCACCGTACACGAAGATACGATTTCTCGTATCTGCGTCCGGTGCAGCCGCATAGAGAAGGCTCCATATAGTTAAAGCCATAATGGGAAAGCATAATGCTGAACCCATCGGGGCAAACTTATGAAGTTTTAAAACTTCTCCATTCGGGAGCACTGTTGAAGAACTCCTACATGCTTCAAGAGCACGAAAAACGTGTTCAGGAAACAATAGGCGAACTAAACCAAGGTGAACCCGATCACTCGCCTCCTTGAGGTCGAGTGTCACGGTGTCAGCAGATAAGCTGCCTTTAAGGGCGGCCTGTCTATTGACTTCTTGATCTGTAAAGTTGACACGAGATTTTGTCAAGTGGCAACTTTCTACATGATCCACAATACGACGGCCAAGTCCTTGCTGGACCCATTGAAAATCAACAGGTTCGCAAGAGATCAGCCGAGGTCCGCGTGAGTCTTTCGGCACGAGTAAAACTCGCGCAGGAAGATCCTGATTATCTACGGCAGAAAAACCGCGATAATCATCGCAAACGTGACCGAGAGATGCGTAGAAATACGCATCTAACGGATAAACGTTGGTGATTCGCTCGGAAACATTCGTCCAGAGGTATTTGGACCAGAGCCGTTGCTTTGTGGCAACAGCTCCGGGACCGTGCCTCGGATGAATAGCTAACGGGTCGAAGCCAGAAAACACTCGCGAGAGTGTAATTCTTGCAACACGAGCCGTACGAAGTAGCGACTTTGAGAACAAAGTCGTTACTTGCATATCCTGCTCAGGTAGAAAAGGAGCTTCGGAAGAAGCTTCTGGACTATAAGGGCGAGGATAAGCGACAGCATACTGATCCAACGTGATTCCGAGAAATCGGAACCAATCGGAACAGAGTGAAAGTTCGTCTTCGGCTTTTTTGAAGTCGTTGACGACCTGTAGTTCTTGTTCTTTTTCATAGGGAAGTTCGTACTTGTAAAACGAGTACAAAACTTGACGTATATGAAGGACGCAATTTGCGTCTGGATCAGGAAGGACACTACCGTCTACGGCAATGACGCGACTGAAGAGAATTCCGAATAAAATCGGTATTCTCGTACCGCGTATGGTTGGAAAACCATACTTGGTAGGGTTCAGTACGCCAGAGCCGGCAAGCACTTGATCAAAGTGTTTGCCAAGACGGGGTAGGGCTTTCGTAAGAAAGCCGGGTCCTTCATGAACGGTACGGCGCATCAACTTTTCACGGTTGAGACGCAAGTATCGTTGTGTTGGCACAACTCCAGATGCTATGAGAGCATCTGTGGAGAGTGCAGCGATGAGCTTAACTAGTTCATCTAGGCTCTTATTGCGGTCCATAAGGATTCGCTCCTAGAGCATGCCCACTCACCACAGACGGGTGAAGTCACCGAACAGAGGTTCGGTCAGTCGGCGACAAAGGTGGTTCTAAAGAGAACCATCCAAAATCACCGAGGACCCATTACTGGTACCATCATACACTTTGAGAGCGTTCGCCGCATCATATGCGAAAAACGTAACCATGTGTGCGAGGAGATCCTTAAGGTCATTCGACGAAGTCGAATTACCGACAGGATACTCAGCCGTGACCTGGACGAAGGGAGTAACAGCCTTAGTCGAATCGACGCCACCAGGTTTGGTGACGGAGAAACGAACTTGGGACTGCCGGCGCTTTTCAGTGCCGGACCCGACTTCCCGGTGGCGGATATTAATCCTGCGTGGGTACGCAGGCGTTTCCGCCAATTGGGCGTATTCAGTAGTGCGTCCGGTCGTATCGATACGTTGGAATTCAACCTCCGTACCGTTACGATCCTTGACTTCATTTGTGTTGAGCAGGTTTGGTAACATGCTTGACTATGGGGATTACCCATGGTAACTCGATAACGTATTGCGTTACGCTACCAAGCTGACGGTATATACCGTCGGTTTCGGGGGCGTTTCGTTTGCGTTATTGCAAGCGCTACACCCAGACTAAACTCGTGAGAATCTAGTCCGCTACCCAAAAGGTAGCTATAATCCGGAATACCTACGTCGCGTCTGTAAATAGACTCGACGAGGTCCGGTAGATACTTGACGGGTATGGGAACGTTGCCAGACGGAACGGTTTGGTAGCTCCAATAGGAGCACCGAACAGTCCGACTCTGCTTCCACGACCATAGGTATCTCGTTATGTTAATCTTCGGATCCATGTTGAGTACGCGTCGCCTTCCAAGCCATTGGTTAACACCAATGAGCCAGTCGACGACGAATGACCAAGGAATGGCGTTCCAGATAATCCGGGGGTCTAAATCGACCCCAAGAGAGTCCAGGAGGCCAAACAATTGAGCATGCTCAATCTGGTATCGGGTAAAATCGAAATTATACTCGATCTCAGCATGGAAAACGGCAGGCTGATCCAAGATCACTTCCCGCTTCACTTTACATCCAAGTACATTACCGGTATAAATACCAGTAGTGTCAGGAGGTGAAGTATAACCGGAGAACTTACCGCCCGTAAAGGCGGAAATACGTTCTTCAGCTGGCGAGAAGATGAGGCTTGGGTACCAGTTACGCGTGAAATGGCGTAACTGTCGCTTGCCCCGACGGTTGAGGAGATCGTTAAGACGACTCCTCAATTTGGACAGAGCACGGGCAATGCCAGTGATGTCAGAAAGAAGGGGAAGGATGTTAAACTCCTTTTGGAGATAAGCATCTGCCCCAACTCGAAGGCCTTCGGCCGCTGTAGGTCCTAAGGAACGTGAAAACGTCCTTCGGATCGACTTAAGGTCGCCACGCAAAAGGCGACCAAAGGAAGAGATGTCAACAGACTTAGAAAGTCTATTAGCAAAACTTCCAACAGACCGAATGGTTTGAGGTAGCGAACGAAAGTCCTTTAGCTCTAGAATAGAGTTAATAAGACTAAGCTCAGAACGAAGGGAAGGTAACATGGCCTTTAAAGAAAGACCTATTAACGTCCCAAGTTCCGGTGGATCCCCAATAATTTGGAGACCACCCGCTGCATCAGACATACTTGGTAAACCCAAAGAGTGTTCACCAAATACCCCGTAAGAAGAAGGGAAGAAGTCAGGGTCGGCTCCAATTATGGGGTCGATTCCTGTTTCGGAGAGATACGGAGTTATATCCGTAATACTACGAGAAGACCAGTGAAACCGTTCTTTGCTAGCCTTAAGGAAATCAAGTCTTCGCACAATGTGCTGGACAGGTTTCCAAAGGTCTGGCGAAGGATCGTCGTCGTACACCATCTCCTCGCTAAACTCCTTTAACGGAGGCGTAGCGAAGGTGATAGGCACTTCGAGCGCAAACGGTGGACTCCAACTCGGTACGGAACCAGAAGGTTTCATAACGATGGAATTCACAATATTGCGCGTCCCAAACTGCTCTCTTCTTCTATACTTCAACATAACGTAGGAGCTGGTTTTGTTGCCAGCATGAGGAAGCCCCACAAGGGGC